TCACGATTCAGACGCGGACCGATACGCAAGACGGCTTCGGGCAGCCGGTCGCATCATGGGTAAATCTCGTCACTAACGAACCGGCAGAGAAGCGCGACCTATCTGGACGCGAACTGATCGCAGCGCAGGCCGTGCACAGCGAAACAACGACCGAGTTCGTGATTCGCTACCGGTCAGGGTTCGACGCCAAAGCGCGCGTACTGTTTGAGGGTGCCGTGTGGACGCTAAACGCCGTGCTTGATCCGGACGGTCGCCGCCGCATGCTACGTCTGCACTGCTCGCGCGGGGTGAACGCAGGATGATCTCGGTCAAGGTTGACGGTCTGTCAGACCTCGCAAACAGGCTGAAAGAACTGGATGTGGAAATGCAGACGCGCCTGCTGGCTGCATCAACCGCAGCGGCAGCGGCAACCACACGCAAGGAAGTCGAGCTTCAGGCGCGGGCACGGTTCACCGAGCGAACCGGCGCGCTGTTTCGCGCGATCTACGTCAAGCGCAAGAAGATGGGGAACGACTTTCAGGCGTGTTACTTCATCGGCATCAGGAAGGGCAAGCGTTACCGCAATCTAACGCTGAAGTTTGGCAAGAACAAAGGCCAGACCGTGAATATGGATGCCTTCTATGCCGGGTTCCTTGAGTTCGGCACCAAGCGCATGCAGCGTCATCCGTTCATGCGGCCCGCATTTGAGGCAAAGAAGATGGACGCTGTCGTTGCTGCAAAAGACCGCATGCGGCGTGGCTTGCAGAAGTACGGTCTCCGATGAGCATTGAACAAGACGTTGTGACGCTGCTGTCGCCGCTGGTCAGCGGGCGCGTCTATCCGGACGTGTCACCGGAAGACGTGCGCGATCCGCACATCGTGTACAGCGTCATTTATGGCGCCGGATTGGATCATCTGGAAGGCGATCCTGGCCTCAAGAATCTGCGCCTGCAATTCGACTGTTGGGCAACCACAAAAGCGGCAGCGGTAGCCCTGATGGATTCCGTTCTCGCCGCGTTCCGAGCCTCAACACTGAGCAACAACCTGATAGGCCGCAACCCATCCGGGTATGAAGCGCCGACAAAACTGCATTCTGAATCGCTAGACATCTCCGTCTGGCAGTAGCTGCGCGCCCGCGCAATCAACCAATGACCCGCTTCGGCGGGTTTTTTTATTTCTGAAAGGCAAATCATGAGCGCAAACGCACTCAGCGCGCAGGGCGCGACCCTGACAATCGGCACCACGGGTGCAGCAAAAAACATCACCGCGATCACCAAGGCCAACCCCGCTGTCGTCACCTCGACGGCGCACGGCTTGGCGGATGGCACGGTGGTCACCATCGCATCCGTCACCGGCATGACCGAAATCAACGGCAAGGTTGCGGTAACGCGCAGCACTGGTGCCAACACGTTCGAGCTGGTCGGTGTCGATTCGACTGCATTCACAACCTATACGTCTGGCGGCACCGCAACACCTACCGCTGCCAGGGTCGGCAACTGGAAAACGTGGTCAGGTCTTGACGGTCAGGCCAGCGATATCGATGTCACCGATCTGGACTCGCTCGCCAAGGAGTATCGCGCCGGTCTGATCGACTACGGCTCGTTCTCGGGTACGTGTCAGTTCAGCCTAACCGATGCCGGTCAGATGGCGCTGCGCTCTTCGCAGGCGGCTGCTGGTCCGTCGTCAGCGTTCGTCATCACGCACAAGTCTGGCGCGATCCTCGCCCGCTTCAACGGCTACTGCAAGCAGTTCAGCCAATCGGGCGGTGTTGACCAGGTCGTTGACTCGAACTTCAGCGTGAAGATCAGCGGCGCCGTCACCTTCGCGTAATGACATGCCCGCTTCGGCGGGCCTCTTCTTTCCTAGCCCGCCATTCGCGGGCTTTTTCATTTTCCCGGAGACCACATGAATACACGCGATCAACTGCTCGCGAAACTGACCCTGCCCGTTGAACCCGTCGAGGTTGACGGCATGACCATCTACCTGCGCGACGTGTCATATGGCACGCAACTCAAGATCGCCGACATGCGGCTTGCAGAGCAGGAGAAGATTTCGCCAGCCATGATCGCAGAGTTTCAGCGGCTGACCATTCTCGACTGCGTCTGCGACGAACATGGAAATCCCCTGCTGTCGGCGGACGACTGGGAAACCGTCAAGCGCTCGAACGGCAAATTGATCGTCTCTCTGTGGGAGAAGATCAACGAGCGCAACTCCGCGAAGGAGGAAGACGCGGGAAACGCATCCGGCGTAGCGGGTTCCGCCGTGAACGAGTCGAGCTCGCAATCGCCCTCGGCTGCTGGCCAGGCGAAGTAGATCACCGTGCATTGACGCATCCAGAAGACGTGCGCGACATGATTGCCTACTTCCGCGAGATTCGCCCCCCGCAGGGGCTTGCGATGGAAACCATGCTGGCCGCCTTGCTTGCGCGCGTCGTCAACGCCACACGCGGCGAAGGGCAGCGACCGGTCGCGATTGACGACGTATTGCCGTGGTCGGAGATCAACCGCATCCGCTCCAAGGGAACAGAAGAACTGACCGTAGACGAGTGGCGAAAGGCCATGAGGCACACCTATGGCTGATTCACTCGGCGCACTGACGATCAAGTTTCTCGGCGACATCGCCGAGTTCCGGACGGCTCAGCAGCAGGTACTTGACCTGTCGAAACAGACGGCAGCCAACGTCAACAAGGCGTTTGATTCCGTCCAGTCGTCGATCAAGGGCGCGCTCACCGGCATGGCGGCGGTGGCTTCGTTCACCTTCGTCAAGGGGCAGTTTGACGCCTTCGTGTCCGGTGCCGCAGGGCTCAAGGACATGTCGGAGCGAACCGGCGAGACGGTCGAAAAGCTGTCCGGGCTGGCTGCGGTCGCCAAGATCGGCGGTCACTCCGTCGAAGGTCTCGAAACGGCCATGCTCAAGCTCACCAAGGGCATGGCCGGCGCCGACGAGGAGACGAAGGGCGCCGGGCACGCGCTGGAATTCCTCGGCATCAAGTCGCGCGACAGCGAAGGCAAGCTGAAGTCGTCCGGCGACATGATCGTCGAGATTTCCAAGAAGCTGGCGCAGTTCAAGGACGGCCCCGGCAAGGCGGCGGTTGCAATGGACTTGTTCGGCAAGTCTGGCGCGCAACTGCTGCCCATGCTCAAGGACTTGGAGGAGTCGGGAGATCTGGTCGTCAAGGTCACGGCCGAACAGGCAGAGCAGGCCGATCAGTACGAAAAGACCATTCGCCGCCTGACGGCCGCGAAGACGGCGCTACACAAAGAGATCGCGATGGGCGTGTTGCCCGTCGCTCAGCAGTTCGCCGATGCGCTGCTGGAACTCAAAAAGAAGAACGACAACGTCACCGACTCGGCTAAGAAGCTGCGCTCGGAAGGTAGTATCGAAGATTGGGCGCGTAGCGGCGCGCTCGCCATCGCCACACTGATTGATGGTGCCCGCGCGGTGCCGACCGTGTTCAAGATGGTCGGCTCGTTCATCGCTGGCATCGCTGGCGAACTGGTCAACTTCGGCAAGGTGGCGAACGCCGTCGCATACATCCTTGCCAACCCCAGCAATTTTGCCGCAGCAAAGGTCAGATTCGCGGAAGCCAGAGACTCCATCGGCCAAATGGGAAAGATGGCCGCCGAGGCAGGCGCCGATTTCGACCAGATGGCGGAGACTTTCACGAAGGGCTCATTCCGTCGAGCAGTCGAAGAACAGTTTGCACTTGCCGATGCCAGCAAAGGCACCAGCAAGGCAGCAGAAGAAGCCCGCAAGTCGCTGGACAACTACAGCAACGCGACAGACCGGTCAAAAGACGCAGCCAAAGCCGCAGCCACAGCAGCACAAGCGCTCCGCATGGCGCTGGTCAATCTGGAACAGAAGAACATCCAGATCGCGTTCGACATCGATCAGGACAAGATCAAGTCCGACATCGCGGCGCTGGAAGACCTGTTCAAACGCGTCGGCGGCAAAGACCTTGCCGACCAGATCACCGCGCTACAGACGCAGGCAACGGATCGGTTCGCGGAGAACGTGCAGACGCGATACACCGCCTTGGTCAACGCGCTGAACGCAGAGGCGAAGCGGATCAACGCGATGCCGCAGGACGCCGAACGCGCCCGCGCCCTAGAAAAGTACGTCAAGGAATACGAAAAGCTCGGGCCGCTGGCGAAAGAGCTGGCAGGAATCGAAGGCAAGCGCAACGAGGACACCCGCAACGCGGCGAACCGTATCCGCCAGCAGATCAAGGAAATGGAGGACGGTTACAAAACCGTCTGGCGTGGTCTAGACGACTACGTCAATTCACTGGCGGAAGCGCAGGCAGAACGCGCGCTGGAACTGTCGCTGATCGGCAAGAGCAAAGAGGAGCAGGACCGGCTTACCATCGCCGCCAAGACGGAGCGCGAAGTACGCGCGCTTACGGTGCAGTTGGTTCGTTTGCAGGAAGATGCGCTCGGTGACCTGACCGACGAGCAACGCGCGGTAAACGAAGCGGCACAGGAAGCGATCCTGTTGCGAATCGACCTGACCGAGCAAGAAGGCGAGGCGCAGGCAGCGCACGCTGCAAACCGCAATGCGCTTGAAGACGAGACAACGATCTGGAAGTCAATGGC